GTCCCAAGGGAGAAGCGAGTTCCCAAAGATTCAGCTCGGAAGGTTCCTTTCGGTTCCTGGAACGAGATGGTTCTCTGGATTGAGCAGGAGGTCAAGAATAACCACCTAACTCCTCGCTTCTTCTACGGTATCACCCAAATAGGGACTCGTAGAAATGAATTAACTGTCAATGATCGTAAGACGCGCCGTCGTTGTGTGAAGAAACAATGGACTGCGTTCACCACGGCATGGCTATCCGCGTACGGAACCCCTAAGCACGCTACATACGGCTCTCGGAACTACAAGTTGGTCCTTGAGTTCGTCAAGTTCATACGTAGCTTTGTACTTAAGGGTATTAGCCATGTATCCGCTAGCTGCCATATCTGGCGAGCCTTGTCACTAGGTGACAGTGAACGCGCTTCTTCACGTCCTGGGACTCTGCCAAAGGGTCTCCCCACTACGACGCCAATGCAATTGCACCTCTCCAGTACGCTGAAGAGAGCGCTGAAGTTGCCTACCAAGCACCTTCATGCAAAGGCGTTACACGCAGCGGTCGACCGTTGGACGATGTTAACAGAGTCCGTAGAACCCAAGCTTGTAGAGAGTCTCTACGAATTTACAAGGTTACATTTTAGTAAATTCGCTCACTACTTCGCTGATGGTGAAAGCGACGACGCTCCCCTTCCAGTTCCCGCAGGTAAGTCTTGTGTGGAAAAGTCAACGAAGGAAGGTGGCGTTATTTCAGCTCTCTATGACATGTTTGAGCATGCTAAGAGTGCTGGTTTTGATGTCTATGAACCAAAGGAAGAAAACTTCCCTGACATCAACCCGCCAGATCCTGAAGACTTAGACGACCCAGGGGCTTGGGATCACTTGTGGATGTTACAAGAATCACCGGAAAGAGGCGAGATGACACCCCTCGAAGCTTATCGTACTAGTAGATGGTACACTACTAAGCTGAGGGTTAGCTCCCATCACGCACCTGACATCCCTTTGCTCTTCAATCACCTAAGAGAACCACTAGCGGTTCCTGTGGCGATCGAAGAGTTAGGTCAGAAGGTACGTGTAGCTACAAAGCATCCCGCTGTTCTTGCTCATTTCTCTCGTTGTATGGCAGCACGATTCTTACCCATACTCAAGAAGATGAGCGTTTTCAAGAACATTCTTCACGGTGATTCAGTACGTATCCGAGGTAAAGGAAAACTTTACTCAGCTGACCTCAGTGCTGCGTCCGATTATATCGAACACGACCTTGGCCAGGCAGTTCTGAGAGGAATTGCAGACGCACTGAACATCCACGGATCAACCAGAGAAGCGCTGCTGAAGTGCATCGGAAGCATGGTAGTCCCGAACCTGTTG